GGCCATAAATGCCTGCGCCAAGTAGTGCCGCTCTACCGACAGGACTTTTTACAACTTGTTTTGCAACGTCGCCAACTTTACCTACAACTTTACCAATAGCTTTTCCAACGCTACCTAAAAAATATCCTTGTCTGGGAACGGCATTCATAATGCCACCATTTCTACGTAATTGTCTGCGCATTTGTGCTCTAGTTATCGCCATAATAATGTTTCTGGTTATCTTAAAAAGGCAGGGATTTCACCTGAGTTTATATGTTTACTTAATTTAGTCTAATAAAGCAAGACTATGTTGTAACGTCCCGTTTTTTAATTTCAAGCGCGGAAAGTACGACATGAAGCCTGTTTGCAGCCGCTGCAGTAACCTTAATAATTTCGCTTTCGGCGACTACTAAAGGTGCTGACAGCAGTTCTGATGTTGCGTTAGCCGAGATGGATTTAACGTTAAAAAGGCTAAAAACAGCGTCATCGGTGTCGGTTAAGGTCACGGTAATCGTGCTGCCGGATCCTGAGTCATCAGACACAAGAATAGACTTAACCACAGCCGTTACCGCTGTGGGTACCGTGTACAAGGTCGTTGCTGATGTACCGGTTAAATCTGCTTTTTTATTGACGAATGTATTTGCCATTATGCTAAATAGAAGTTTACGGCTTCTAGTTCATCTTTTAAATCTTGTTGAAACGTTGAGTTTAATTTTTGTACGATACTATCCACATCTCTCACAAAGGATTGCTGTAGTTGTTGATCGTATTGTTCTCCGGGTTGTGTTAGTGCTTGTACAATTCTAGCCATTATCTTCTTCCATCCGGTTGAATATCTAATCTGAAAGTTCCAAGCTTCCAGTGTTGTGTAGTACTTGTATTATCTACTTTTAAAGCTATAGCACGAGCTCTTGCTCTGGTATCTATTTTTGTTGTACTGGTTGTCGTTGTAAACGGCCCTAGTGAAGAGCTCGTTTCAGAATCCGTTGGATAATTTTTTAAATTTAGCGTCACTCTTGCATCACCAGTTTGACTCAAGAAATCAGGAATGACTCGTCTAATTTTCATCATATATTCACCATCATTACCTATACCCATAGTAGCGCCTTGTTGACCAATGTCAAAATCACCAGACTGAATGCTGGCTGCAATGGCACTCGTGGCTCCTGCTTTAATTTGATTCGATCCTGTTTCGTGTTCATAGTAGGTTGTCACACCATCGGTGTTGCCTACGGTTGAATCACTGGTTGCTGATGAGTCGTATTCCGTTGCATGGGGTTTTCCAAAAATATGAGAATCAGACCACGTGGATCTTGATAAAGAACTCGTCGTCCATATGGGTCTTTCTGCTGTGGAGTCCATGTAGTTATAAGTGACGGATCTGTTATTCGATGCCGCACCACTTCCAGGATAGAACCACGTCACTTCTCCGAAGAGATTATTCAGTCCTGCGTAAATGTGATTTTTAGGAATGGTATTAATATCATCGTAAACATAATCTTCAACCAAACACGCTAGGGATTCCAGTTTACCGGTATATCTAAAGAAACCATTTTCAGACATCCAGTAGGCTACACCATCAACTTCGACAGCTGCGTTCTTACCAATGAGTCCACAATTCGTTCCCACTTGCTGGAATGAAAATACAAACGGGGCTCCGACAAATCTCATAACGAATAAAGATGTATCCGTCCAAATATAAATGGCGTCACGACCTCGAATCGCTGCCACGATCCGTGTTCCGTCGGCCAGTCTTTGTGTTCCAGCGGTATTGGTTGCTGAAGGGGTATACGAGGTTGAGGCATCAATGCTCTCTTGATCGGACCATCTAATGTACATGTCATCTTGTGTTGATGTGGTTCCAATTGTGGTTTCTGTTCCCAAAAATACTAAGTGCCTGTCGGGTGTGGATACTAAAGTTTGTACAACGGCCGTCGGTGCATTTGCCACAATCGTAGCTCTTGTCGACGTTGCGCTATCGGCATCGGAATTCCATTCAAACGTTGCACCATCGGTAATCGTTGCAATGAGTTTATTTCCATAATTGTCAAGGGTCCAGACACCGGGAGCCGTAATAATATCTCCCGTTTGCGAAGCACCCCATTTGGTATAATCTGAAGCATCAGTAACGGTTGCTCCGTCCGAGTGAGATGCGGCTGTGGTATTATCGGATCCTCTTGTAAGTCCTGATAAAGTTTCTGTTCCGGCAGTATTGGAGGTATAAGCAATACGCTCGTCATCAATGACCACGGTTCCCGTAGCGGGAAACGAGGCCGAGTCATCGAGTACAATGCTGGTTGAGGATGACGTCAAAGCTCCATCTAAAGTGGATGTTCCTACTCCTAATTTAGTACCACCCCAAAGCCCCAAGCCCCAGCCGGCTGCTGATTCTTCAACGGCAGGACCGATGGAATAATAATGCTTGACCCTTATGCCTCCGGATGTGGTTGCTCCGGATCCACTTTCCGCTGATCCCATTGTGACTGTAATCGTTGTGCTGGTTGGTACGGTGGTGACCATGAAATTATAATCATCAAAATCACCAGAACTAAAATCAGAATCGGTGATAGCAGTAAAATTATCGAGAAGAATAATATCCCCTTTGTTAATTCCATGAGTGCTTGCAAACGTGATCGTGACAGTTGTTGATCCATTGGTTGTTGTAAAGGCATTGGTTAATGTTGTCGTACTTTTAAGAGGAGTTATATCATAAAAAGCTCCTCCAGAATAGATATATAAAAATCGGTTTGTTCCTAAAGCGGCGTACTTAATCCCGCTGGCATTAACGAAATGGTGTAGTGCCGTGTTTCGTCCGGTAATGGTTTTATCCCCGAGTTGAGACCATCCTCCTATTTTCTCAGGCGAACCATAACGAAAACGTACATAGTCACCACTCACCCATTGGCCTTCTCCGCCAGTGGCTGTGACTTGCTTGTTAAATCCAGGGGCTATGTTAATTTTTTGTAGCATAATTATCTCGCGTTACAAGGTACTCCATTTGAATTGACGAATGGTGCTTCTGCAAAAGCCATATAGACATAGGTTGAGCCACTTTCATTTGAGTCAGAATCAGTTGCTCTCCATTTAAAACCATTAGAAAGTAAATCTACTTGGTTATCGGAAGAATTTTCAGCACTTGTTGCGTTAGCTGCAAGATAATCATTTTCATCATTATATCCTTTTCTTTTATTATCGTACATATTCCAATCTCCTACACCACCACCAGGTGAAGCATATTTTGCCATTACAAAAGCTGGACGAAATCCAGTATAGACAAATGCTCCATCGGCATTTCCGTTTCCTACGAATGATCCAAACTTGCTGTAGCCTTGTACGTCTGCAAACGCATATAAAATATATTCATCTGTTGCATTAGTATCATTTCCATTTCCTAGAAAGACGTTCGTTGCAGTTGGAACCTTATCATACCACGCAGCAGCATCATCAGAAGTAGCATTAGTTTTATCCAATTCCAGCACATCTGTTCCAGGTGCTGATGTATTTTTATTATGAAATACCGCCCAACCTCTACCAGATTGATCCAGACATTTAACAATAACAAATTTAGCAGCCACACCTAATCCGTGTGCAACTGTAGAATCATTCTGCGAATCTCCATCAAATCGTATAATGGATTGTTTAGCTGTTGCATTAAATGAATAGGCTTCTGGAGTAATATGATATGATCCTTCTCCAGCGTCTGTTGTAATTCCAGATGTCGTTCCCATTTTCCAGCAACAGGCAACATAATCTTCTGTATTAGTATTAACCTTAACATCGGCATCGACTTGAAAACCATCGCTTGTAAAAGAATCTAGCGTATCGGTATCGGTGACTTCTGCTGTTTCATCATTTGAATGTAAAACTTTAGTAGCCCCACGCACAGAATCAAAAAGACAATGCGAATCCGATTGATCTCGATTTTTTATCCAGACAAAATCTGGTTGCATATCCGTATCGGTGTCATCAAAAGTAATTGCGTGATTAGCACTTCCATTTCCAGTATAGAGCTGAACTTTAAAATATGCTGATGGATCGTCTATTGTTGTAAAAACTGCCATTTAACCTCCATATGCTCCTAAGTTTTTGGTACATATTGCGTAATATCCACTTGGTACTGCGTATTCAAAATTTCCATAACCATCAGCATCTGCATTTCCTGATGAAACTGTAAATGCTGAACAGCCACCAAAGTTACATTCTTGATTTATTCGATCAGAACCTCCTCCAGCTCCTGTAATAGGAAACCACGTTAAACCTGTGGTAATATCAGTTCCGCCACTATTAAGTAAACTATCATTTTTATACCAATATATTTTTAAATTTGTTATATCCAAAGCTACACTAATTATATCGTTTGTGGTTGATGAAGTTAAACCAGTTAAAAGTTGACTGTCATTATTATATACATTTCCTGTTGTTAAATAAATAAAACCATTACTTCCAGCGGCACCAGGAGTTCTATCTAGTCTAGTAAATAATTTATCTACATCCATAATTCCAATTTGTTGTGTATTAGATGCAGTTAATTTTGCTTCCCAATACCATTTTCCAGCCGATAGTCCAAAAGTTCCTCCCATAGAACTGCCTGTAGCTGTACTTACAATTTTACAATTTCCTTCTGATAAAGTATTTTCATCATTATCCCCAGCCAAAGGATTTATGACACAAAAATTATTCGTTGGTGTATCGGTTGCTTGATCTACTGCGGCTAGATTACTTTCTGCCCAGTCTGTTCCACCATTGGCATCGTTGCCTAAATTATCACTAGCTTCAAAGTCTAAATAAAATCCGTTGTTCCCAAATGTTAATCCTGATGGATCTTTGGGTTTCCAGATACTGGGACTGTCAGAATCGAATTCACCAAAATCAGAAGCGGCATAAGCCTGTCCATCGCAAAAAACGGCTTCCGCCATATAACCATCAAAATAATAAGAACCTGCTATACCTGTACCTGTGTCATAACCAATTCCGTGAGCAACTGCCGTATTCATTAAACTATCTTGGTTTTGATCTACGTTAACTTCATCTGCAAAGCTGGTTTCTTCTGTGCCATTAACGTATATCCTCATTCTATCCCCAGCAGTTGCATTTCCGCTATCGTAGGTAAAAACCAAATGATACCACGCACTCGGATCTCGAAACAGTCTATTAGTTGTATATTTTCCAAGAAAAGAACTTTGGTACTCTTGCCATTGTAATTGTTCTGTATTTTTAAATTGTATTACAGTACCATTATTAGCATCTGCACTACCTGCAAATAATACCTGTTGCGTATCAACATTTCCTCTTTTAATCCAGCAACTGAAAGTCCATCTATCATTATTAGTTGGTGTGCCTAATGTTCTTGACATATAAGCACTATCCCCATCATTAAACCGACAGGAATTGGCTACTTCGTATGCTGCTGTTGTTGCTGATGCTACGTTTCCTGGTAAAATTAAAGGCATTAAACCTCCAATTCAGGCCACTCGCCTAATGGTCTTTCCATCACTGGATTTTCTTCTGTGCCTGTATTGACGTATTCGTATAATGCTTTTAACGCATCTACGTCAGCCGCATTGTCAATGGCAGTTTCCATTTCATTTGATCTTGTTCTTACATTTGTTCTAAAAGTTGATACTGCACTGGGTACTGAATATTCTGCTACATCAGTTGCTTTAATCACATACCAGTCTGTCGGAGTTAATAATCCTGATGCTTGATTTTTTATAATATCTTTCTTTTGAGATTTTAAACCTTTAGTAACAATTTGATTTCCTTTGTCATCTAATAAAGGTTCTCCATCATCATCAACTTCATTTCTATCTTCTAAAAGTTTTGGTGTTGCACTTCCATAAGAAGCGGTTACTTTTCCACCAGCAAAAGCAAATGATTGATTGGTATTAATATACCACTGTTCATCTTTTTTATTGGTATTATCAAATTCTACTTCGTAAAGTCCAATCGCTTCTCTTTCTGCATTAGTCCATCTAAAAGAAAAGATATTTTTTGAATGACGAACATCGCCAATAACCATAGCTTTTGGATTATTGATTATCTTTACTATTGCGTTATCTTCTACTAATGCCCACATATTATCTCCTATTAACTTTCAGGTATATTTAAAGTTCTCCCTACTTCTTGCCAAATTGCTCCATTGTATCTGAATACAAGAA